TGGTTATACAGTCAACAATTTCTCTAACTCTGCCTTATTCTTGCGCTTGTCATGGGCTATGTTTCTCTTTTCAAGTTCAGCAATCACTTCTGCCTTATCCTGATACCCTGTAGGAGAAGATGTAACGACTGGAGTAGCTACTTGCGGTCTGTGCTGTGCAAGTAATTCCTCGGTCATTTTCTTGTATTCCTCTACTTTTGCCATGAGTATATCTGTCTGCGACTGTGCGACTGGTCGTGCCTCTTTGTACAAGTCAGTGAGGTACTTATTTTGTAACTCCTCTAACTTGTCAGCACTCCAAATAGGTACACCTGTTGGTATTCCTGTTGCGTCTGTTGTTGCAGCTGGCGATGTATTCATTACACGCTTTGCAAGGTTGAGCGCAAGTGTTTTACCAACATGATACGGAAGTATCATTGTCTCTCCAATATCTATGCCTGGAGCACCTTTTTGACCGTTAATAGGGCGACCATCGTACATACACCCCATCTCTGGAGTGAAACCAAAATTAGTAGCGTTGTGAAAAGTAACAACTCTAGTGTCATTTGGATTTGTAACCTGCGGAATATCCGACATGTTTTAATCATTAACCTAATAATTCAAGGCTTTGTCTTTCCTTGAAGCAGAACTAATGCTCTGCGCTTCGCCCCCATGCAGGGGCAAAAGCAGTTCACTAGCGAACGATAAATCGTACAAGAGCACCAATGTCAGCAGCAGCGTTAGCTACGATTGCGTAGCCAAGGTTCTGTGCGTTAAAAGGTCCTTCAGCTGTTACCGATACAATCACCTGTACAAGTGTGTTACCTGGAATCGCGCGACCATCGCCGTTTGTGAGTACCCATCCGTAATCAGATGCAGCCATAGATACTTGTGGAGCACCTTGCGCCATTTGAACGGTTGAAGTAATCGCAGCAGGGTCACACTCACTCATTGTCATAAGTGTCAGGTCTGAGTCTGAAACTGAAAGAGCTGTACCGAGCGCATTCTCAGGATAGAGCGTGATAGTAGTCGCGTTGTTAGTTCGGATTTTGAACGTCTGACCGCGACCTGTACCATCATCTACCACACCGATACCATCCTCGAACGCGCCTGTTGTCATTGTTGACGCTGCACGAGTAAGATACACGATGCGACCTTGGTTATCCGTTGAAGAACTCCACAAGTCTGCTGATGTAACAGCATCAGGCACAGCGATAAGGCTTGTAGCGATAGCTGTGTTTGCCTTAATAAACTGCCACTCACGCCCGTCTGGAGTCATTCCTCGTTGACCGAGTTTGAACTGCCCGCGTGCGGTTGTTGTGTTGTAAACTGACTGGAATGTAATTTGGTTCATATTGTTTTTTCAGATTTTGATTCTTAATCTCCATCTCTTTGAGGTAGCACCTCTTAATTTTTAAGTTAGCCCGATACTTCTTCTGTTGATATTTTTTGAGCTTCTGGCTCTGCGATAATCTCAACAGGTACTTGTTCGTCAGTCATAAATGTTTACGAAGTTCCTGCGAGCTGACCTTGGAGTCGTGGCTCTGTAGCAATAAAGTTACCTGCGTAGAGCAAGAAACCTACTTTGGTGAGCTGGTCAACTGGAGCCATCATTTCGCGGAATTGGAATCCACGAGTCGACTTCACGTTACCTGGCACACCACTTGGTACAGCATCACTTGTCTTTCGGAAGTTTGCCTTGATGATGTTCGAGTCTTTGTAATCAAATCCTACGAAACCAAATCCCTTAGTGTTACAAAGGAAGAACTTACCTGATGGTACTTGTTCATCTTTTGCAATCGGAGTACCACGGAATGTGAGGTACACGAATCCTTGCTGTCCACCAAGTCCCTGTGAAGCAGGAACACCGCCCCATGCGTTCATGCGTGGGTAGCCTGATGTAGAGAAGTTTGCACGCACTGATGGTGTCAATAGACTCTCGTATGTTGACCAGATAGCCTTTGTAGTAAGCGCAAGGTCTGGTGAATCAACTCCGATAGTGACTGCATCATCTGCTGTAGCAAGTTTCGCAAGAGTAAGTGCGCCTGTAGATGCAAGGTAGTACCCACTCCATGCTGTGTATGTTGCTCGTGAAAGACCACCATACGTTGCAAAAAGTGTTGAGTCTGCCGCTGCGTTCGCCAATGAATCCCAGTCGTTACCTGTACCGTTACCAGTATAGAGGTTTTGCGCCATGTTGTTCATAAGAGACTGCGCCTGTGAATCAAACTCTGTGTCGAGAAGATTGACAATTTGCTCATCACCCATGTTGACGGTTGTTTCTGCAATCGCAACAACGACAGGCTTGTATGTCGCCTTGAGGGTAAAGTTTGTTCGTACACGAACGTTCTGACGGTCTGTGTCAAGCTTATCAGCTATACCGATGTTTCCACCGTTTGTGGTGTCAGTATATTTGATAGGAAATTGGTAAGATGTACCAGAAAGCCACTGGTCCATGCTCTTTGCTGTCTGCAAGAAAGTCATAAGTCCTGGTGTACCTGTTGTCACCTGGTCAAATACTTTCGGGAGGATATATTCACGTGTGGTTGTTGTAACCGCTTCGTTAAAAATCACGATAAATCTTTTAAGATGTTAATGGTGATTACAAATACTTATCTCTGAATACTTTTTAGGTAGTCAAGCGCACTTGAGAATTGGCTTGGGTCTGGTCGTTGTCCCGTAGCTCCAGGGCTTACACTCACAGGGTCAGTACGCTTTGCTATGTTTGCAGCAGTTGTTGTCTGCACTTTCTTCATAACATCGCGCATGTCTTTCATGTTCGCGTGAGCCTTAACTAGATTCTGGAAACCATATTTAGTAGCGTGGAGGAATAGCTCGTTCTCATTAACTGATGGGTCAAGTTTCTTTACTTCTGAGAGTTGATTTACAACTTCATTTTCGATAGCTTGCCGTTCGCTAATGCGTGCCTGTTCCTTTGCTTCTACTGCCCGTACCGCTCTCATTTCTGCTTCCTGAAGTATCTCCTCGTATGTTTGTGGAGCGTAATTCGGGTCAGCATACTTACTTTGCGGTGTTTCAGTACTTGTAACCTTGTTTCTCTCTATTTCGGCTAGAGTTTGAGACTTTCTTGTATAGTCTGGTAAGAAGTTTTCTTTCCATTCTTTTCCTAGAGTCTCACCGTCAACCTTTCTACCGTCTGGTAACTCGTACAAGACAGGCTCAGCAGGTTGTGCTGTCTCCTTTGTTTCAGCAGGAGTAACTGTTTCTGTTGGTTCGCTTGGTGCATCAGCACTGCTAGCAACAACTTCTGGTTCTGGCATAGTTTTTTGACTGCCCCTTTACCAACTTGTTCCGTGAGGAATGAAAGTAAATTGCTTGGTCTTTAACTAATAATTTCAGGATTCCCTGAACAGAGATAACTAGCTCTTATAGAATTGAGTGTGTGTCTAGTTCTCTGTGTTCAAGGAACGCTGAGAGCAGTTTTACGCCGTACTCTAGGGCGAGTATTATCGTGTTACTTTTGCTTCGACTTCGGGCTTCATGCCTGATTGTTTCTTTATTTCAAGCTCTTGCTTTCCTTTCTCTCGGTCTGCAATCTTTTCAGCGATGAGTATTTGAGGGTCGGACTGTATGCCTATCTTTGCGAGTAACTGGAGTTGCGCGTCTGGTGGGAGGTCTGCGTATGAGATAGAGATATTCGGAGGTTTTTCTTCTGCTGGCTGGTCTGGTTGGAGTGCTTGTTGTTCCTGTGGACTAATGCCAACAGCGATAACAGGGTTAATCTTGTATGCGACTGCATTCTTTGAAAGTTCCTTAGAGTTTTCGTATTGGGCAATATCGAGGTAATCAACAGGAGAGATAAAGCCTTGTTTCACATCGTTCTGTGCTTGCTCAAACTTAAACTCATCGTCAACAGGGAGTGTTTTTCCTGCGATGATAGTAACTTCTGAGCCTGTCTCGAAGTCGTCTTGGATAAGCTCGATAACCTCACGTGCTCCCTCTTTGCCCATCCATTTAGCGTAGTGGTACTCAGTGTAGCGAGTCTTACCGAGTTGCATACCCCATGAGAAGATTTCATGTGAAACGTAGTCCACAACTTGTACCAACTCATTGAGTCTGAGATATGATTGTTGAATGAGTGCGAGTCTACCTGCCTTTGTCTCTTGTCCTTGACGCTCACCTCGAAAGGCTGAAGATGCCGCCATGATGTTATCTATTTCATTTCGAGAGTCCACCATATCGTCAAAGACCATCTGAGGAAGTGCCTGTCCTGTTTCACGAACTACACCATTTGCAACACCCTTACCCCAAATAATACCCTTGGTTTCAAAACGTATGCGTTGAGCATCTGCC